ATAAAATTGAATCAACTTAAAAGTATTTATGAATCCAAATCTAATTGTTTAACAACTGCTAAAAATCATTCAAAAAACTATTATTTAAACAAGACAAAAGATAAAATAAGAATGCTTGAAAGAGATGAAGTAGAGAAACTTCAAACGGTAAAAGAAGGATATACTAATATTATTAGTAAAACACAAGCACATAAAATGCTTGGCAATGGATGGACAATTGATGTCATTGCTCACATATTTTCTTACTTAAACAAATAACCGAACAAAATGCAACTAAACAAAATTTACCAAGAACCGTGTCTTGAAACATTGAGAAAAATGGAAGATAATTCCATTGATTGTGTTATTTCATCACCACCTTATTGGCAACTGCGTGATTATGGATATGAAGGTCAATGGGGATTAGAGCCAACATTCAAAGAATATCTTGAACATCTTTGGGAAATGATGGATGAAATATATCGCGTATTAAAACCATCAGGAACAGTATGGATTAATTTAGGAGATACATATAATAATTCAGGTTGGGCAGGTGATAGGAAAAATAAATATAATGATCAACCAATTGTTTCAACAGGAACTAAAGCAGGCAGAGGTGGACAAAAAGGATTTTTAGATAAATGTTTGATTTTAATTCCTCATAGATTTGCTATTGGATGTATTGATCGCGGATGGATAGTTAGAAATGATATTATTTGGGCAAAAAGAAATGGAATGCCTGAACCTGTAACTGATAGATTTACTAAAAAGCACGAATATTTCTTTTTTATGGTAAAATCTAAAAAATATTATTTTGATTTGGATGCAGTTAGAGGTAAACATAAAGATTCGTCTATCCAAAGAATTGAATATGGTTGGAAATCCAATCACGATTCAATAGGTGAAATTGATGCAGATAAAATGGGTGATAGATTTTGTAATCCATTAGGTAAAAATCCGGGCGATGTAGCAGATTTTTGGGATATTCAGACCAAACCAAGCGGAGAAAAACATTACGCCCAATATAATGATGAATTAATCCGTAAACCAATTTTAGCAGGATGTCCTGAAGGTGGGATTATTTATGATCCGTTTATGGGTAGTGGAAGCACAGCCATTGCATCCATCAGAGCCAATAGACAATTTATCGGTAGTGAAATGAGTGAAGAATATATCAAAATTGCCAATAAGCGCATACAACCATTATTAAATCAAACCAAACTTTTTTAATCAACCGACCAATAATATGAACTACGAACCAAAAACATTTGATTTTGAAACAATGCACAATTACTTCATTAATTATGAAGAAAAGCGATTGTATGTGCTGAAGGACACAATGTACATCAAGGTGAATATGATGTACGATAGCAGCAGAAGCACTTTTTATCCGATTAGACGCAAGAATGGAGAAGTAGAGTACATTTTATCGTCAGAAATCTTTAAGAAGCGTAAAAGCATTAAAAAGGCAGAAAAAACATCATCTGAAGATGTAGTTGTTCAAACGCAAGAAGAATCAGCCAATATCCGCAAGGAAAAGCGCAACCAATATATGCGTGAATATATGGCAGGATATCTAAAAAAGTACAGGTCAGAGATGATGAAGTCAGAAATGACTACCCATCCATTAGAAAACAAGAAAGGATTGGAGATTCTTCCAATGGATTGGTTTTTGCAACGCATATGGAAGCGCGTCTATCGTGATAAGTCACCTTGCAATTGTGATGATTGCGTTAGATTTCTGAATTTAGGTTGGGTAATTGAGGATGAGCAAGATGCAATTCGCCTATACAATGAGCAAATCAAGTATAAAGTTGGATTTTATGAAGTAAAAGAGGGCAAATGGTAATAAAACGCACAAAAACCACTACTTTTGAGTATTAAATGACACTAAAATGCAAATAAGCACTCACTTATCACTCGCAGAATTGACGCATAGCGGTACAGCATTGCGCAAAGGAATTGATAACACCCCTACAAAGGAAGCGTTAGCCAATTTGTTAGTCACTGCACAAAAGATATTTGAACCTGCAAGAGAGCATTTTGGTGTTCCAATAATTATCAGTAGTGGTTATCGTTGCCCAAAATTGAATTCAGCCATAGGTGGAGAACCAACAAGCCAACATATAAAAGGCGAAGCATTGGATTTAGTGATGACCAATGGAAAATCAAACAAGGAATTATTCCTATTCCTATTGAATAATGTTGAATTTGATCAATTGATTGCTGAAGATTACCTGAATGGACAGCCTAAATGGATTCATTGCTCCTACACATCAGCTAAGCCTAACCGAAAGGAGGTATGGGTAGCCAAGCGCAATTTATTAGGTAAGATGACCTATGTCAAATACACCCCTAACGTATGGAAAGCAATCTATGGATAATCAAATCGTAATCTTATTAGAATTTAGCACCGTGTTACTAATTATTGGACTAATCCTATTGTTTAAATCCCTAAATGACGATTAATGACTTGGAATAAGTATAAAAGCACTGAAGCACCTGCTAAAAAGAAAATTAAGCACCACGAATCCGATATTCAAAAGAATTGTGTGCGTTGGTTCCGTTTTGCCTATCCGCAATTGATTATCTTCTCCATCCCTAACGGAGGAAGCAGAAACGTAATTGAAGCAGTTAGGTTAAAGGATGAAGGACTGCTTGCAGGGGTAAGTGACCTATTTATGCCAAAACCTAATAGCAAATTTGCAGGATTATTTATAGAAATGAAATCTCCTGAAGGAAAGCCAACCTTATCACAGGTTCACTTTATGGAAAAAATGCTATCTTTGGGTTATGAATGTAAAATATGTCATTCATTCGATGAATTTAGAGAAGTTGTGGATAACTACCTAACCACTTAAAAACTGAAAAAAAACGGCTAATTATGGCAAAATTTGGAGAAGGTCAACCGATTAATCGTGGAGGCAGACCGAAAGGCGCAGTCAGCAAATTAACAAGGGAGTTCAAAGAGATGGTACAAACTACTATGTCTGAACTTCAGGATGATCCAAGAGCAAATCTAACTACTTGGGCAAAAGAAAACACTACCGAATTCTACAAGATAGCATCGAAACTAATACCTACCGAGATGAAAAACGATGTTTCAGTAACCGATAACAAAATTGTAGTAATTCGTGAAGACAGTCAAATTAAAAAGTAGGCACGTTAATCAGGAACACATCATTCAAACTGCCAAGCGTTTCAATGTACTAAAATGTGGTCGAAGATTTGGGAAAACATCATTAGCAGAAGAACTAATCATTGAGCCTGCTTTAGATGGCTTCCCTGTTGCATACTATTCCCCAACTTACAAGGACTTAGCGGACTTTTGGCGCGTAATAACCGAAACGTGCTATGAAGTTATTGCATCTAAGAATGAGCAGTTGAAACAAATCCGATTGATCACAGGTGGAGTTATTGATATGTGGTCATTGGATGAGCCTGATAGTGGACGAGGTAGAAAGTACAAACGCGTGGTGATTGATGAGTGCGAAAAGGCGCGTAAGTTGGAACAAGCGTGGAATGGTACCATCCGTGCGACACTAACCGACTATGTAGGGGATGCGTGGTTCTTGTCTACCCCTAAATTTGGCGATACCTATTTCAAAGAACTATATCATTTGCGAGATAATCCTGATTTCAGCCACGAATGGCAATCGTGGACATTTACAACTTATGACAATCCGCATATTCTATCAAGCGAGGTAGATTCTGCCAAGCGAACAATGAGTGATTTATATTTCCGTTGCGAATATTTGGCAGAGGATGTGGACTTGAAAGGAATGCTGTGGGCATTTGCATTTGATAGCAAAAAGCACGTTACTGATCAACCAATCAACCTTAATAAGAATGAGCCTGTTTACCTATCATTTGACTTTAACAAGAATCCCATTTCGTGTAGTGTTGTCCAACATTACGATAGGACCATATGGGTATTGGAAACTATCAAACTCGAAAATTCCGACATTTACGCACTATGTGATTACATCCTATCATACTACCCAAATTGTCTATACATTGTCACAGGGGATGCTACAGGACGAAACACATCAGCATTAGTCAAGGACAATTTGAACTATTATACAGTTATTCGTACCCGATTGCGTTTAGGAAGTGGACAAATGCGTCAGCCAATCATAAATCCACCAATTCAAGAGAATCAGGTATTAGTTAATAGTTTGTTAGCCAATTATGGGGTACAAATCCAAGATAAAAAGGCAAAAGCACTGATTTATGACCTTAAAAACGTGAAAATCAGTGAGGATGGCAAGATTGAAAAAAGCAATCGTGCAGATGCAACACAACAAGCCGATGCGTTAGATACGTTCAGATATTGGTGCAATAGTTTTATGGGATGGTTCCTAAAGGCTAAATAAAAAAAAGGAGGCACATTTCTGCACCCCCTTTCCCAATAACCAACCACTACGGCTACCACCCCGCAATGCGTAACAAAAATACAATTATTTTCCACTAATTGGTGTGAATAAGTATATTTGTACTAAAATTTTCCATTATGTCCTGTTTAGAATGCGTTACGTACACATTACCATCCTGCCCTGAATTCATTTCAATGAAGTGGAGCGGATTAGATGAATCATTAGATTACCTAATCGAATTCACCGATAAATTCGACAATGTTTATACTACATTGATTGAGCAACCATATCCAACAGCAGGATTGATTCACATTCCTATTTTAGGTAATGCAGATATTCCTGAAGGATTATTCACACAGCATAGTGGGATGTTCAAGATGCGCGTCTTAAATACGCAATATTTAACTCCATTTAACTTTTATGTTGGGGTTGTATTAACACAATGCGTTCTATTATCATTCCAACATTATGAAGGAGTGGTTCCACCTGCAACTATCATAGGCGATTAATATGTTACAAGCAATAATCACCATCTCGCTATTTTGCACAGGGGTTAATATGGTATTCCGCGATGGCTTCCTTTTAGGATGTATCGGCAACATATTCCGTTCAATGCTACCACATTACGTGAGCAGTCCATTATTCGATTGTTTGGTATGTATGGGTGGTTTTTGGGGTGCAACAGGGTTAATCTTCATTACCAATGATTACACAAACGTGCTTTATTTCCCTTGCGTCATTGGATGCAATGCAATTCTCAACGGACTTATTAACAAAACCTATGATCAATTCTAACCTACAAACAGGGGAGCAGATGCACAATTTTGCGCTCACAATGGGTTGGACGCATTTCCATTCGTGTTATTGTCCGGGATATCTTGAACGTAGATATAAACATCCTGAACTACCAAAATCCGTTTTAAAGATTTACCCAACCAAGAAAGCGTGGGCATATTATGACAAATTCGGAAGAAGGTCCTTGAGTGGTAATAATGAAATATTTGATGTATCTTTGACAAAACTAACGCCATAACCGATGAACTTTATTGAGAAACTTAAACTACGCTTTGCTTCCGTTCCTACTTCCAAGTTCAGGATTAAGAAAGCATTTGTATGTGGTGGAGTGGAATACTACCAATTCGATGATGTATTTAACCTACCTTACCAAAGAGGATTAACAGCCATTACGTTCTTTAGAGAAATGCAGATGAATTGCGATAGGGATTTCTTGATGTCTTTTTGTGATGCAAAAGCCAACATAGGGCAGAAGATTATTGATTCAATGAGCGTAAAGAACAACAAGTTGGACCTGAATAAGACCATTGCTTTGTTGAATCAGTCCGCACAATTGGATATTAACCTAAAGGAGCGCGTGGCAATGATCACGGACGCTGACTTAATATATAAGTTGGCGAGTGTGGTATTCTTTGACAAATCAGAAAGTCCAACGCACTACGAACACGGATATAATCAAAAAAAGATTGAATTTTGGAAGAAAAACGCATCAATGTATGATTTTTTTTTGCAAATGCAAGTGCAGGAATTAGTTCCCTTTTTGAAACAATCCGCAGGAGATACCCAACAGTATTTTCAGAAGATTATGGAGATGACGATTCAAGCGGAGGAATTAGCGAAGAACTCGCAGTTAGTTTTTTCGCACTTGTCATCCGAACAGAAGACGAAGTCCGTAGAGCAATAACAACCTTAGCCAAACATTGTCCTGAACTGCACGATTGGACTACCATAGACGATTATTACTTCAAATGGAATGATGTAATAATAACAGCACAAAATCAATCAAAACAATCTTCCAATAATGGAGAAGGTTACGATACAATTTGATGCCGATTTAGGTCCGTTGCAGGATAAATTAGGGCAATTAAAAAATTCAGGATTAGAGCAATTGTCAACAGGTGCGAATGAAGCATCTTCCTCTATTGATAAATTAAGTCAGTCGGCAAAAAATATGCCGATGAATGTTATATCACAAGGATTTGATGAGGCAACTACATCCATCAAGGAAAATAGCCAAGCAATAACGGAGAACGTAAGCAAACAGCAATCAATGAAGGCTGAATTGCGCGATTTGAAGAATAAGTTGCAAGAGATGGAGGATGCAGGTAAGGCAAACACTGCAGAATTCAATCGAATGGCAGAACGAGCAGGTCATTTAAGCGATCAAATCGGAGATACATCCAATCGTATTCGTGTTTTAGGGGATGATTCAAAATATATCAAGGCGGTAAGCCAAGCAATAGGTGCAATGGCATCTGCTTATTCCGTTGTACAAGGTGCATCAGCATTATTTGGAAAGGAGAATAAGGAAGTAGAGAAAGCATTGTTAAAGGTAAACGCGGCGATGGCTATTTCTAATGGTATTCAGCAATTACACGAAACATATTTAAAGGATAGTTACTTAGCAACAGTTTTGAATACTAATGCTACAAAAGCCTATTCATTTGTTGTTGGAGAAAGCACAGGAGCGTTAAAGATATTCCGCATTGCATTAGCAAGTACAGGTATTGGATTGATCGTATTAGCAATCGGAGCGTTAGTGGCTAATTGGAAGGAATTTGTTGGGTGGCTTAATAAGTCATTTCCTCAATTACAAGCAGTTACTAATTTCTTTGCTAATTTTAGACAAGTTGCATCAGGTGCGATTGATGCAGTAGTTGCAGGATTTAAAGGATTAGGAAAGATATTAGGCGATATATTCACAGGTGATATTAGTGGATTGATTCAAGATGCTAAGAATTTTGGAGCAAATATTGCAACTGCTTACAATGAAGGATATGCTGAAAAGGATAGAGAATTAAAGATTAAAAAAGGACTTGAAGATAGAAAGTTGCAAATTGATATAGCAGAAGCACAGGGCAAAAATGTAAATGCTATCAAGTTAAAATATTTGCAAGATGAATTAAGTATTCTTGAAAAGGGAAGCGAAGATTATAATAAGAAATTAGTAGAGATTGAAGGTGTTAGAAAGAATATTAGTGATAAAGCAAAGGCAGATGCTAAGAAACAATTAGAACGTGATAATGAACAAAGATTACAAGAATTAAACGATTTCTATGAAAAGGATGTGTTGATGTATCAAACAATGCTTACTACTATGAAGGAAGGAAGCAAAGAATATCAAGATACACAAAACAAATTGATTGAGGCACAAACTGCTTATGCTCAGTATAAATTAGCATTAGCCAATGGTTCAACTGAAGAATATTTTGGCAAGTTAAAACTTAGTAATGCTGAAGCAAATAAAACAATTTCAGATAATACTGAAAAGACGCAAGATGATTTAAGTAAGCAAACATCTGAGTGGATTAAGAAGCAAATAAAGTTGGAAGGAGATAAGATACAAGCAAATAAAGATGCTGAGAAAGAATTTGCTGATTTTATGCAAGAAGTATATGCTGACAATGAACAAGCATTAGCCAATTCAATTCTTCGTAAGCAAGAAATGGAAAAGGCAAATCGCCAAGCGGCTAAAGACCAAGCTATTGCTTCGATTCAAACAATTGCTAATGCAGAATTTGAGATTGATAAAGCAAATAGAGATGCAAAGTTGGATGCGGATATAGATAGGTTAGAATCACAAAAAGAAAATGAATTAAAGAATAAGAATTTAACTGAAGCGCAGAAATTAGCAATTCAAACCAAGTATGATAAGTTAGAAGCAGATGCAAAAAAGAAAGCGTGGGAAGCAGAACAAGATGCAAAGAAGAAACAAGCCATTATTAATGGAGCATTAGCAATTACTAATATTTGGGCATCTTATGGAGGTACAAATCCTGTATTAGCAGGTATTTTGACTGCCGCTTCTATTATTTCTACTGCTACACAAGTACGTGTGATAGATTCACAACCTGTTCCAAAGTTCGCGAAAGGTAAGAACTTAGATGGTTATGAAGGAATGGCGATCATTGGAGAAGCAGGTCGCGAATTACGATTAGATAGTGATGGAAGTATGAAGATGTATAATCGTGCTACTTTGGATCACGTGAAGGCTGATAGCATCATTCTTCCTAACAATTTAACGGAGGCTTTGTTGAAGACAAATATCCCTGCAATGAACTTGCGTAATATGAATGCGGTAACTAAGCAAAATATATCTGCTAAATTGGATATTGATTACAAGAAATTAGCGCGTACTTTAGGAGAGGAATTGAAGAATAGCCAAAAGGTAAGCGTTAACATTGATGAGAAAGGATTTGAAACGCGTATTATGAATGGCATCAGTGAGCGCAGAGTGATTGATAACCGATATAAACTATAACAATGAATTGGAAGTTCAAATTAATAGATTTTACCTACGATCCTAACGGAGTGGAAACGGAAGTAACCGAACCACAAGGATGGGAGAATATCTCGTTAAACATTCGCAGAGATGAAGAAATGCACGGCATATTCTTTGAATTCACAGGCAATGAACTGACATTCTATAAGGAAGGTATGAGCATCTTGCGTGATGCGTATAATGGGTATGGTGTAGAGGCAAATGTGAATATAGTGGTTCAGGGTTCCTGCGATGATGATAACTACGATACGTTCTATACAGGTAAATTAATTTTCGATACCTATAAGGAAACAATCAGCGATTTGTGTAGTGTGTCTATTCGCACGGAGCAACAAGATGTAGTTACAACATTCCGCAATCGTATAGATACTGCTGTGGATTTAGCCACTACGGAATCATTAGATGGCACGGCACTTACAACCTATACGAATCTTCCAAAGAACATTTATCTGCCATCAAAAGGACTATATAAGCGCACATTGCGTTATATGGAGAATGATTTGTACATTCCACAAGCGTGTGTCTATCGCAAGAATGATATTAGTGCAGGTACGGGTGTTCAAACAAATGATGTAACGATATATTGGGATTTGGACTACGAGAATGCGCAGAATGATGAAGTAAAGAATTGGCAGGCGGTAGATATGTGGGATTTTACCAATGGTAGTATGTCCACAATGATCATAGAAGATGATGGGCAATATGATATTGACTTCCGTGTTAAAGGTATTGTATTAGCAGGTGCAAGATCACCTGTTGCAGAAGTACCCGGAAATTCAGCAGGTACAGGTGGTGGATTTACATACATTTGGGTAGATGTAATATTGGCGATTAACTATGTTGAAACAATTATAGGCAGTTATTCATCAGCCATAACAGGCGCACCAAAAACTGCAGGTTCTGCATTCTCAATGGAATGTAATCCTGCTTATAATGGTGCTCCTCCGGGCCAAGAATATTTGAACATATTTGATGAAAACAATCCGCAAGTATTCAATATTAATATTGATGATAGTTATACAACTACTGCTACATTAAGCAATGGCGATGTAGTGGCTGTTTATTTGCGTGTAAAGCAAGAAGGACAATACCATCGTCAATTATTAAGTAAGGAAGATTTATATTGGGCGCAATCGTTCAAAAAGTCATCTGATAGTTATTTCAACATTAATTCCATTCTTTACAAGCCGACAACAAACACGGACACGTTTTTAGTGAACGAAGCATTTGCGCGTACTACTGAAGCGATCACGGACAACAAAATGAGCGTTTATTCGGATTATTTTGGAAGAACGGATAGCCAACCTTATAAAGCGTTAACTGATGGCTGTGGTAGTTTAGAAAGCATCACTACAGGTTTACTAATTCGCGAGCAATTGGTATCAGGTAACACGCCAAAATTGAATATCTCCTTCAAAGATTTGTTTACAGGGTTTAACTGCATCCACAATATCGGGATAGGTTTGGAGGATGACAACTATGGAGGTGGGCATGAGAAAATTATCCGCATTGAGCCTGTTGAGCATTTCTACGATTCGACTACGCCAATAATGACTTGCGATAATGTGTTCAACATTACAAGGTCGGTATTGCCTACCCGAATGTATAGTGAGATTGAAGGAGGATATGCCAAATATGAGAGTGAAGATATCACAGGAATAGATGAATTCCTTTCCAAGCGTGAATATCGCACGGAATGGAGCCAAACGCGGAACAAAGACAGCCGAGTGTGTAACTTTATCGCATCAGGATATGCGTTGGAAGTAACACGCAGAAAAGGGCATTTAACAACGAGCGATTGGCGATTAGACAATGACATCTTTGTTATTTGTATGAAGCGATATTCAGGGGATATTGTGGTGGAGCAAGGGCAAATATCAGGCGATGTGAATATTGTTGACCCGAACACAGTATATAACTTTGCGATTAGTCCAATTCGTAACGCAACGAGATGGTTGAAAACGTGGTTTGCAGGATTAAAGAATCCATTGACAAGCAAATTAATATTCGCCAACGGAACAGGTAACTACTTTGCAGGTGGGCAATATACACAAGCGTGTTCAACGGATGGACAGGTATTGATCGAGAATGATGCGTTGGAGAGTTCAATGTTTACGGATCCTAATATTGCTGTTCCATTATGGAAGCCTGAACAAATCCAATTTGACTATCCAATGTCTATGAGTCAATATAATCTCATAAAAACCAACCCTTACGGGTATATTAAGTATAGTACAAGCACTAATTTGTATCAGTACGGGTATATTCTCAACATTGAGTATAAACCAAATCAGGGAATTGCTAACTTTACACTATTATCCGCAAATTTTTAAACGATGACATTCATATTACAACGTAAATCAAGAGCAATATTTGGATTTGGAGTGCCTGTTGGAGCATCTTGTTCCACTTCATCCAATAAGGAATACACCGTTCAATATGCTACGATTGATGGTACGGCAAACACTATTTCTTGTGTAAACACAGGACATACAGGTACAATTACCGTTGGAGGCCCTGTGACACAAAATAACCATTGGGGTGGAGCAGGGAATGCCATTTGGCAACAAAAGGATTGGGAAACGGATGCAATTTATCCGTATGGAGCCTATGCAGTACCTAAATGTCACGTTTATGGCTGTTATTTGGATGCAAGTTGCGTTTCAGGTAGCACAGTTAAGAATTATTATGCGATTCCGCGTGTGAATCTAACGCAGACAGCATCTTCAGGCACAAGTTGCACCTGTACTTTGCAATTTGATGGCGATTTATTGCTACCTTATCAAACAAGTATCAGCGTATGGGAAGAAGTTAATGGCGTATGGACTAATTTAAACAGCGTGGTATGTCCTGCTAATACACAATCTTCACCGGGCGGTTATACTGCTTCGGTAAGCATCACCATCCCAATCAGTGAAGCAGGAGTGGGTAAGCGTTATCGTGCAAGATATTATTGTCCTTCGCTTAGTTTGGTTGGATATGCGGATATGTATGCTTTGTTTGGTTCAAGCAACTTTGATTTACCGACTATTAATGTAAGCGAGCATTCATTTGTAACATTTGGGCAAGGGCAGGTAACACCTACTTGCGCCTATGATAAAACTGCTTGTTTGCCTGTATTAGAAATGGATGATGTGCAATTCCAAATGTATGTGGATGTTTCAATTGGTGGGCAATATGGTAATTTCCCTACACCAATTTTAGGAGATGGTATTTCACACGGAACACAATTATATTTAGCACCTTGTGATGATTGCACGATTCCAACTGATATTGCAACTGCACCTGATTTTGCTAATTCCGTTGCTAAATTAGATACGTGGATAGCGGTTCCGGGAACTGAAATTTATGTAAATGATTATATTGATTGGGCAGGATTATGGAATTATGTACAAACAAATCACGCAATTGGTGATTGTTTCAAGATATGCTTATGCAAACGTGAACCTGCAGAAGGTGGTGGTGGTGAATGGGTAGATACGATTTTAGGATGTATGGATGGGTGCTTTGAATGGATTAATGATGAGTGTTATACTACTGCATTACGCTTCCGTTCAAACAATGACGAATTATGCTTCTATTATTCGCAGGATGCTAACTATATCCAAAGCATTCGCCTACCAATGTACTTCAGAGATGTGCAATATCCATCCACAAGTACAGGTTATCAAAAGTCAGATGGTACGTGGGTTAAACTATCCGAGCGTATTCAAGAAGAATGGACCTTGACAACGGATTGGTTGGAAGCAAGAACACACAAAGCATTGAAGATAGCATTAGCACACGATACAGTTATTGCGTTAGGGAATATGGGTATCAATGACCAAATTACAGCGCAAAATAACTACACTATCAATTGGGAAAGCAAAACCAAGCCATACCCATTAGCCAAAGGAACGGTGAAGGTAAACAAGACAATTAATACGTGCAGTGTCAATACAAATTGCTAAATTTACACTATGAAAGGTATCTTACTAATCGCTTGTGGACATAGAAACTACGGAAGGATGGCAGTCAATTTGGCTTCATCCATCCGTTTAGTTGACAAGGATATTAATATCTGCTTGGCATATACTGAAAGCGCGGTTACACATATCAGTGAGGAAGAAAAGGCACTTTTCAATGACTTTGTAGAGATTCCAAAAAAGTATTATACATTAGGAAAGAACAATAAAGCCTACATCAAAACAAAGGCGCATCTTGATCAATTAACACCATACGATGAAACATTGTTTTTAGATGTGGACCAAGTATGGCTTTGGAAGAAAACACCTTCACAAATATTCGAAGAATTAGAACAGCACGAATATGTGATTGAAAATAGTGGCTATGTTCGATTCGATAATATCATCTTCCCACAAGCAGAGAATTGGTCGGATATGTTGGATGTGCGTAGTGGCTATGAATTTACGGATGAGCGATTCTATAAGATTCATTCGGAATTCATATTCTTCAAGCGTACGGATAATATACGTACACTTTTTGAAAAGATACGTGAAGTATATACCAAGCCGAAAGTTAAACCAAAAGAATTTGCAGGTGCTTATCCTGATGAATATGCGTATGCAGTAGCAATGAGCATTTTGCAGTTTTATCCTGCAATTGACAATTACCTACCTACATTTTGGTACCCACGTGAAAAAAAAGACCTACTTTTGCATCAAATAGCCGAACTTTATCTTACTTTATCAATCGGAGGAGCGTATGTTGACGAATCCTCAAAGAAGCAATACAATGCAGTAGTCAAAAGAGCGTTTAACGAATTAGGATTGAAATCAATCCCATTCCAAATAACGAACTTCACCGACAAACGCACTTATCTAACTGAACGTACCAAAGAATAACAATGGCACTTCTTCCTTCTTCTGATCCAATCGAATTATTGGCTAACTATTATTCGCATCACCAAAAGCATCCTGCCTATGTGATAGCGAATGAAATCTATCGTTCACTGCGCATCCACGCAAATGGAGAATATCCTAAAGAGTTGATTGATGAATTGCGTCCAAGCGAAAGCCGAGAGATAAAGGAATATCGCAAGAAAACCTATCAGCCACATACAAAGCCGATAGTAAATAAAATTATTTCATCGCTATATAAGATTCGCAGAAGTCCTGATTGGTCTATTAAGTATGAAAACGAGGTAGAAAAAACAATCGGAACTATCCCTGTTGGTGAATCAATGTATGATTATTGCGAGGAACATTTCCCATTCTTTACGAGCATCACCAATTGGATGTTTAACGTAGGGTTAAAGAACTATTTGATTGATCCTAACGGATTGGTAGCAGTTATGCCATTAAACACAAATGTGGCACCTACTGAATTATTAAAGCCATATCCATTAATCTTCAATTCAAACCACGTAATTGATTTCTGCATTGATGAATATGCCATTGTAGAATCGCAAGATACGATTCCTTATCAAGTGAATAGCATCACCAAGCAAGGAAAGGTATTCTACATCTTTGACAAAATACGCATTTTGCGTTACAAGGAAGCATATAGCGAGGCAGAAAAGAAGGTAGTATTAGTATTGGATTTAGAATACATCCACAACTTGAATAAGTTGCCTGTGTTCCAATTTCAAGGTATTTTCCGCCAAGCATTAGATACACATTTTATTTTTGAAAGTCGTATTTCTTCCATCGTTCCACGTTTAAATGAATTTGCTACCTTATGGAGTGATTTCAAAGCCGAGATTGTTCAGCACGTACATTCAACGCGTTGGATTTTGGCTACGCAAGATTGTACACATTGTAATGGTACAGGAAGCATTATTGGAAATGGCGCAACAGGTACCGTGATATGTCCTACGTGTAATGGTAAGCAAAAAGTAATGACATCACCTTATGAGAATTTGGTGATTGTTACACCTACCAACCAAAACGCAGGTGAAGCACCATTACCTTCAGGTCCTCCTGCAGGATATATCCAAAAAACGGATGTGGCTGAAATGACAAGGACTTTGAACGAGATTATCAAAGAACAAGCCTATTATGCCCTATCTGCCATCAATATGGAATTCCTTGCCGAAGCACCATTAAATCAGTCAGGAGTAGCAAAGGAAATTGACAAGGACGAATTAAACAATTTTGTACACGCAATTGCGGAGGATATTGTTGCTATTTTGGATAAAATCTATGGATTTATTGCAGATTATCGTTACTTCCAAGCGGTTCCTGATCCTATGATGCGTGAAGAATTGTGTCCTGATATTGCAGTTCCTGAAAAGTACGATTTGTTAAGTACTAAATCATCATTTGAAGAATTAAAGATTGCACGTGATTCTAAAATCAATGCAACTATTATCACTCAAATGGAATTGGATATCGCACGTAAGTATTTCAGCAGTGATGATGAGGTTGCAGATGAATTGGTTTGTACTATGAATTTAGATCCATTTCCGGGCAAGAGCATAGATGAAATCAATGCAGGATTGCAAAATGGCGGTATTGATAAATTGGACTTTGTGATTTGGTGTAACTTGGTGCAGTTTGTTAAAAGTGCCATTGCCGAGAATGAAGAATTCACTGACTTACCATTGGCAGAGCAAAAGAAAATAATGGCTAAATTTGCACAAGTAACATTAGCACAAAGCAGTTATACCATTGATCCTAAAAAGTATATGCCTGCTATCCCTGAAGAAACTGAAGAACCAATAGAAACACCATCTCCACTACCATTATCTTAATATGAGCCAAGAGGAATATATTAAACAACTGCACGAATTGATTGATGGGAGCGTTGACAAGTTCAATGCTTCCATTCCCGGCATTCAAGAAAACATAGCAATGCGGATGTCCGTATTGATCAAAGATTTAGATATTGATGATCAAGGAAACATTGTCAATAATGTAAAGAATCTGCGATTGATGGGACAAATCAAGCAGGAGATATCCAATATAGTCCTTAATAAGCAATTAGAGGCGAATGTATCCGAGTTCTTGAATAAGTTTACTGAGGTAGCATCTTTGCAGAATCAGTACTTTAAATCAATGAATAAGTCCTTTAAACCTGAAGCCATTTTAACCGAGATACGCAACCAATCTATCGAAGCAACAGCCAATAGTTTAACGGAAGCAGGAATCAATGCAAATGTGATTGAGCCAATTACTGAGATGCTACGTACTAATATCACAGCAGGGGGAAGTTGGCGCGATTTGAACAAGATGGTGCAGGATTATATCTTGAATAATGAAAAGGGGTTAGGCGCATTGCAACGCTACACCACGCAAATCACAAATGACAGTTTAAATCAGTTTAGCGCACAATATACCTATACTATTGCTGATAGTTTGAACTATAAATGGTTTGTTTATACAGGCAGTTTATTGCGCACATCACGAGCATTTTGTGAGGCATTAGTTTCCAAGAGATATGTTCATAAAAGCGAACTTCCTGCCATTGTTAGAGGCGATTTTGAGCCATTTGAAAAGACAGGCAATATGAATCCTAAAACAGGATTGCCGAAAGGGATGGTGGACGGAACAACAGCCACTAATTTCTTTGTATATCGTGGAGGATATAATTGTGGGCATCAATTGACACCAACTGATGCAAGATTTGTTCCGTTAGATATTCGCTCAAGATTTCCAAGCTAACGAAGAAAAGTTCTTCGCATACCATTTCAACGCATTCTTCTCATTCAAGGCTGATACATACAAATGACCTTGCTTTAATTCAGCAATGATATTGCCAATGTCATTCAATTCTCGCTTATGTTTTTCTACCTTAATAAAGGTGCAAGTCGGGGAATGATATATAAATCCATCAGCAGGTTCATCGCTTGTTTCAATTTTGAATAAGGTATGTCCTTTTTTAATTGTCATACTACCCAAATAATTGTCTACTTTCTCAACCTGTGGAGTAGAAATACGCGTTACTGCTAATGAATCTGCATCTTCCATAGAGGATGCCAATGCAGAGCCAAAGGATTTAATAAAAGTTAATAGTTTGCTCATTTGATTAAATTTAATATTTGCAAGGCTTGTTCTTTAGTATATGCCCAAATACAAATATTGCTGAATTGATATAATAGAAGTTCCTTCATAAGTTAGTTTTTAACTGCTTCGCGCAATAATTTATAGATGGTTGCTTCAAGTCCAAAGTTACCACCAATTTTCTTCTTAATTTCAGTTTGTTTATCAAGCAATAAGCAGTAAATGTCCTGTGGAACATTCTTTAGGGTAATGCTTATTTTTATTGGACTATCGTTAATATCAGATTTGCCATTGTTAGCCATATTTCTGCATTTATTTGAACAATATTTTTTGTCCTTTCTGCCACTCATTGCGGAATGGCAGAACTGACATTGTTGTGGATTAGAATGGTGAATCATCGTGTGTAGAAGTTGGTTTTGGCTTTGGTTCGTAAGTGCTTAGTTGCACATATTCCTTACCCGAGCGACCACGCTTAATATCCACATTCACCCATCCATTCTTTGAATTGGCTTTCAAAAAATTAATGGCTTCCTCCACTTTAAAGGACATTTGACCGATTACAAAATCAGGAGCATTTGGACTGCGCTTGAATAAGATGCCATCTGCAAATACAGGTTCAGGTTTTTGATTTAATTCAATCATTGTTTTTGTTGTTTTTATTGTTTGAAAATTAGGTTATTAAGTTATGCGAAAATTAGGTTATTGTTCCGATTCAGTTATTGCTTTTTTTAAGTACAATGCCATATCCAATGCTTCCTCGTATGCGTGTTGTAACCACTCTTTATGCGTTAAATCGCTTCGGTCCATCGTGGTATTATATTTTGCTATTCCGCGTTGCTCTCTGCTTTCTAAATCGCTAATAACGGATTCAAGTAGGTGTGAATTCATAGGTTAAATGCTTTAATTGTATATTCAAATGGATTTCCATTGATTGATTTTACTTGCTCCAACATTTGCCGAGCCACATTGCGTACTTCAACCTGCGCGTGTTCCGAATCACGAAGGTGCAGGAAGTGAACAAAACTGCGCCAATTGAACATTATATCCATAGTAATCTGCGAATTCATTGTCTTAAAGAATCGCGCGGATTCCTTTGCTCTTTTGCGACCTAAAATAGGGGTTAAATCAGCCAAGCATTCGTGATATAATGTGTTGCCTAAATTAGTATAAGTAAACAGCGCATTCGTCCATTTTTCATTCCAATCTTCAGGCATATAATATTTATCTTCCTTAAGTTCTTTATATCGCGCAGATTCACCATTGATGCTCACCCCGATGCGATGTTTCAATAAATGGATGTGCGTTGCTTGATCAATAGTCACTAAAAAATGCAAACTGCTTTTCTCAAATGGCGTGTGGTGTCCTTCCTTTGCTAACATAGTCAACAAAGCAGGTATGCGTTCAACTTTTTTTATTGTTAAATCTCTGCTTGTGGAAGTCCAAGCAGATTGTGCGTGGATTTGGTCATTGCCATAATGCCCAATTAATTCAACTTTATTCATTTGGTTGCTTTGGTGTATTTGGTTCCGTAAAGATAAAAACAACCTATCAATTATCCAAATCCTAAATTACTTTTGTGAAAACAACGAGGCAAATATGTCTAATTCAATTATCGCCATATCCCCTAAAGGATTGGAATACAAAATGAGCAGATTGACGGCAGAAACACATAAGCACCTTATGTTACAAGCCAATGAGCGTGGATGGTTTTATGGAACACGTGAGGAAGTTAATGCTTGGCGTAATAAGTCAGGCTATTTTACCACACCAAGTGTTCAAGAAATTAGCAAGGACAATGAGATCCTTGAATTAAAGCGACAATTGGCAGAACTTCAAGCAATGCAGATTGCACAGGAGGAAAAGGAACTGCCAAATGATATCGAAACACCTATGAATGCCAAAGTGGTGATAGGGTTCATTAATTCAGCACACACAATTGAAGAAGTAGAACGCATTGCAAGTACTGACAAGCGTTCAACGATATTGAAAGCGGCTAAAAAGCGCATTTCTGAACTGACCTAATCATCACAAAACAATAATTATGGGTAAAATCAAAATTGGCGAATTGGTAAAACAATTGGCAGACAAGGTTGGAACTATTGACCAATCATCACAAGCGTTTATTGATATTTTATCAACTAACGTGGAAGTAGAACAAAGCATTGCAGATGCCATCTTGGAATCTACATTGACGATTAAAACTGCTTCACAACATCCTGAAGTGCGTAATAAAATCCGCGCGGAGGTATTCAATGGTGTAGATAAGAATATCGAAAACTATTTGAACACATTAGAATTAGCCGATGACAAGCGCGAAGGCATCCTTACTGAAAAGGAAACATTCAAGCGTTTAAAGTTGGTTGAAAATGCTATGAAGGAGCAATTAGATGCTTTGAAGTCAGTACAAGGTAAAGCACCAAAAAATAGTGATGCTGAAGAAGCATTAAAGGCGCAAGTTACCAAGTTGACTAATGATTACAAAGCATTGCAAGATACCTTTAACCAAGAAAAGCAATCTTTAATGGAAAGCCATTCTCAATCGATGATCAATTATCAATTGAGCAATATGTTGGCTTCTAAAAAGTATGCACTACCTGATGCTATGACTGCCGATATGAAACAACAAATCGCTATGACTGCATTGCAGAACAAAATGAGCGAGATGGGGTTAGTGGTAAAGAATGAAGGCGGTAAGTTACAATTGTTCACTAAAGAAGGAACAATGGCATTAGACAAACAAAACTCTCAAATCCTGATTGATAAGTTCGTGGATGAAACACTCGTCCAAAATAAGTTAATTGACCTGTCGGGCAGTAATCCTGCTCAAGGTAAACAACCTGTTGCAACTTCTGCTCCGGGTGTTATCCAACCGAATGGAGGCATTAGTAAAACTTCTGCATTTGAAGCATCACTAACTGCTGATATTAACGCACAATTAGGTCAAGCATAAGCCACAAAATAAAACGGCAATTGCTTAATCTATTTCAAACAATCAAAACAAACATTTACTAAAATGGCAAATGGTTTTTCTTTGGGGTTACTTCAGATGATGAAGGAAGTTACTAAAAGTGCTACCCCTGCGTACAAATTAGATCCTTATGGATTCTTGGCTTCTCTTTACACTGCTCACTCTCCGGGTTCTATCAAAGTTGATTCTTATGATGGACACTTCAAGACGGTGAAAGTTAAGAAGAAGAAGCGTCTAACAGTTAGCGATACATCTACGAGCCTATCTTGTGCTATGGGTGCGCCAATTCCTTACACTGAAGATACAGTTAGCGTTGCTAACGTGCGTCAAGTGGCTTTCAGTTTATCTGATGAAACGGTTGCGGCGTTTGATGCTTATGCTTCTCAATTGCAATTGGTTCCGGGTATGGCTCCTGAGAATCCATTAATGTTCGAAATGTTGGATTCAATGATGGTTGCAGCAAATGCAATCTTACAAGGTGTTAACGAAGATTTAGTTGCTTTAGCAGTTGCTAACGTAGGTAAAAACATCGTTACAGGTGTAACTACTGCTACTCCATTAAACATCACAAACGATGCAACTAAGAATTACCTTTCTGCAGGTATCACTCAATTGATGAGCGAATTCAAGCAAAATCGTTTCTCAGGTCGACCTATCATCGTTGGTAGTGGTTTGATGTACAATTGGTTCTTACAAGCAGGTGCTTCAACAGGTTCTTCATTCACAGGTTTGGATACTCGTGTACAAGCGGCAGGTATGGATTTCTTCTTGGATTACACTATGGGTAACGCAATCGAAGGTAATGGTAATGACATCGTAGTTTACGAGAAGGATGCTATCCAAATCGTAGAATATATGAAGTATCAAGGTTTCAAAGCAGGTGCTAAACCGGGTGCTTCTATCTTCGGTACAATCACATTGCCTATGCCTAATGCAGATGGTACATTGGTTCCAATTAAGTTCGATTACCAATTACGTTACAATGATTGTGCTGTGACTGAAGGTGAAACAACTTTCGAGAAAGGATATAATATGATTTTGAGCAAAAACTTCGGATTGTACACAATCCCAACTGATGCTTACAAATCAAGTGATGTTCTTACAGGTAATCGTGGTTCATTGGCTTATGAAGTTACAAACAACGCTTCTTAATCTGAATCACTAATAAAATGATAAATGGGGGGTTGGTTTATATCAATCCCCTTTTTATCTTTACACAATAAAAACAAAATATTATGTCTTGCTTTGAAGGTTTCATAGGGGTAAAAGGATGTCAGGGCGCGGAAAGCGAAAGCGGTTTATACATCAATTCATTGCCGGGGGTGACCTTGCAGAGCATTGATATGATTGCCAATTCTGAACAAATCACCTTTGTGGAGGTATTTAAGGAAGTAGAAGCACGTGCAGGTTTGAAGATTCAACAAGACATTATCAATTACCTAAAGAAGCGTTACAAGTTAAAAACCATTACGCAATCCATTAATTTGGGCAAGCGTTATAATCCTGCGGTAGCAACTACACCAACAAGTACACAATATCGTGGCTTTAGTGTAGATTTAGGATATGTGCCAAATGGCAACCAATTAGCAGAAACACAACTACAACATATCCGCGTTCAAAGCCTATCGTTGTATGCAGATAATATCCCTACAGACCCTGTTTTAGTTCAAATCGTGAACAAAGAAACAGGTGAGGCAATGTGGAGCAAATACATTACCATCACAACAACAGGATGGCAAGATATTAACGTAAATCAATCATTCCGTACTACTGCATTAATGTGTTATTACGATGCGAATGGATTGGATAGCGTTAGTTTGCCAATCCCACAAGCTGCATATGGCTTATGTCAATCGTGTTCATTATTTCTTTATGGACCAAATTGTCGCGCAATGTTGTATGGCATCGAATCACACGGAGCAGATGCAACTATTTATGATCAAAATTGGGATACCTTTGGATTGACAGGTGTATTCAGTATTGGTTGTTCTTATGATGGTATAGTTTGCGATAATAAGATGAATTTTGCGGATGCTTACTTATACCTATTAGGTACTGAATTAATGGTTGAAACAGCCTATTCTGACCGATTAAATGAATTTACAACAGTTAAACGTGCAGATGCTGAAGAATTACGTGCCATCTTCCAAGTGGAATATGAAAAGCGTTTATCGAATGCGTTGGATGGGATAGAAATCAGTTTGCGCAACTGCTGTATTGAGTGCAATTATCCATATCAAGTACGCGAATCAAGAATGTAATGCCTGTATCAACCAACATAGATGCTTTAATAAATAGTTTAGAGGCAAAGTTAAACGATGCCACTAAGCAGTTTATTGCATTGGAAGTCGCATCGGCTTTGTTAGGTCCTGTGAAGGCAAGAATACACAATGATGGATTAGCAGGTGATGGGAGTGAGATTGGAACATATAGCAATGCGTATCTAAAAGAAAGGCAACGTAAATATAACCGAACAGCAGATTCAAAAGTTGTATTATCTTTGACAAGACAAATGGAGAATGATTTTACTGTTCAAGCAGTTGGCAATAATTCCTATGGGTTAGGATATAACAACGCTGAAAACTATAAGAAAGCAGTGTGGAATGATAATCGGTTTGGGCATACGGTTTATGCTCTTACAAAAGAAGAAGAACAAATAGCGAGTGAAATCGCCAAAGATGCGTTAATCAATGCCATTATTAAGTAACATCGTAGCAAATATCAATGCGCAGATTCAAGCAAAACTGCCATCACAAGAATTTCAGATGGCACAATATAGTGGCATCACCATTCCAATCACGCGTACTTTGAAAGAAAATGGAACTGCAACCTTTCCCGGAGTGCGTGTTCCAAATAGCAAGGATGCAAAAGCCATCGTATTAGATGACAAATACAATTTAATCGTTTACCATAAATTACTTGGGAATACATATAGCGTTGTGGAGGATGAAGATTATGGGGATGATTATTCAATCGTTAAACAGGTCACGACTATGCAAATGGTTGTGTGGGCGCAGTCCTCTAAAGTAGGGTTCTTAACGGAACACGAATTAGAATCTGCAATATCGGGAGCAATATTTGGGCAAATAAATCTTAAACCATTCTTCAGCCTATTTGTTGCGCCAACTTCTACGAACTACGATAAAAATTCGTTATTCGGTCAGGAATTTAAAGGTGTGAGCAATATTTTGCAAAACGATCACTTGTATTTTGCTATCAATTATACAATTGATTCGACTTTTGAAAAGGATTGCTTCAGCATCTGCGACTGCACGGAGGTGTAGTAAACAATCAATTTAATTTTAAACTTTAAAGACAATGTCTTACGGTACTACTTATGGCACAGGATGTTTGGCTTTGAGTGCATTCCAATGTGAGCCGTGCGCTCCTATTGAACACGGAAGAATTCGTGGTGTAGCTCTTATCCATAAATCTTTTGCTTTCACTGATCCTACCGATCCAACCGAATGGGCAACAGGTATCTCTGCAGGTCAAATCTTCGTTATTCCTAAAACTAACGGACAATTTGATGGAGGAACTGAGCAATACGGAGAAGGATTTGGTAATGATGACAAAGAGTACGAAACATCTGAATTCAAAGGTATGTTTAGCGACTTCAATTACGAAGCAAACGCTGTTGCTTATAACAAAGCACGTAAAACTGCCCACAAGGATTATAAGATTGCTTTCTGCTCTGAAAACTTCGTTCACATTTCCGAAGGTATGGTTACAATTCAACCTAAAGCAGTCATTCAGAATGACAAGAAGAAACGCGTGGTTTGGGAAGTTGCATTTAGCTTCATCCAAGAAGACCATCCTGTTCCTTACTTGAAGCCTGATGGCATCTTTGTATGTGATTAATAGTAGGGGAGTGTTGTAACATTCCCCTATTTTAATTTTTTAACGATGACACATTTCAGAGATTGGCTATCCGTTCATTTGGAACAAACAATAGGCTTTGTAGGAGGATTCTCCTATGGCTTATTTTCGATTCATTTATCAAGCACAGTACACGAATTCATCATAAAGTTAGTAATGGCTTTATTTGTTGGGTTCATTACTGCATTAGGTGGATGGCTTTTCAAGTTAATTATGAAATGGATTACACCTAAAAAACACCATTAATTATGGCTGAATTAACTATCAAAAAGAGGCTTACAACAAAAAGCCCTAAACTATTCCAAAAAATTGCAAAGATTGGCATTGGTCTTGGTGCAGTGGGTGCTTCGATTGTGGCATTACCTGCGAGTGGTATTATTATTCCTACTGCAGTTGTAGCAGTTGGAGGATATATGATTGCTATCGGTTCGGTAGCAACAGCCATTTCCAAGTTAACCGTTGATCATTCGGAATTGGAAGAAACATCACAACCTTAAAGAATTAGTTGGGGGATGCTTCGGTATTCCCCTCTAATTTGTAACTTTGTTCTATGTCAACGCAAAAAGTATATCCTGTTTATTCCTTCCAATATATCCAAAATAAATTGGTGGAATTATCGCGTCAAAAATTGAACTATGCTGATTTACCTGAACAGGTACAAGCAGATTGGACGGAAACGGATATTACATCTTATGCGTACATTAAAAACAAGCCAACATTACCTGCAATTGTAGGGGATGTTGTTGGTCCTGCTTCGTCAGTAGATGGCGATGTCGTTCTATTTGATGGAACAACAGGCAAATTAATTAAAGATAGTGGGGTTGCATTTACTGATGTAATGCAAAAGTCCGTTTATGATACGGATAATTCAGGGGTAGTTGATAAAGCAGAAGGAATTACTATTTTAGGCAGAAATTCAACAGGCGCAACCTTATATAAAGGTTCGATTGTTTATATTAGTGGTTCAACAGGTAATAGACCTAATTTTACATTATCACGGGCCAATGCTGAGTCAACATCAGCAGGTACATTTGGGATGATTTTAGCGGATATGCCAAATAATACGGATGGGTATGTTATGTGCGCAGGATTTGTTGATAATTTAGATACACGTACAACAGCACCACATCCAATTACTGCTGTCACATTAGCAGATGGAGATAAGTTATATTTAGACCCAAATAATGCAGGTTACGTAACGAATGTGAAACCATCGGCTCCAAATCATCTTGTTTATATTGGAGTAGTTACGAGAACATCACCGACAAATGGTACAATTGTATTACGTATTCAAAATGGATATGAATTAGACGAATTGCACGATGTTGCCATTGCTACACCTACAAATAATGATATTCTTACTTATGAAAGTTCTACTACCTTATGGAAGAATAAAACAATTGCCACGATTTTAGGATATACGCCACAAGCACAAATTACACTAACAACAACAGGTAGTAGTGGTTCTGCTACTTTTGTGAGCAATACACTAAATATCCCTACTTACACTGCGGATGGATTATTACCATCTCAAACAGGCAATAGTGGAAAATATCTAACCACCAATGGAACAACTACAAGTTGGGCAACTGTTTCAAGTGGAGGTATGACCAATCCAATGACTACTGCAGGTGATATTATATATGGAGGAGCAAGTGGAACCCCAACAAGATTAGGGATAGGTACTAATGGTTTTATTCTTCAAGTACAAAGTGGTAATCCTGCGTGGTTCAATTTGTTTGGAACAGCAAACACATTTACTACTACACAAACTATTTTGTGGAATAATGGCGTAAGCAGGTCATTGATATTAAACGCTATGACAGGCTCAGCAAGTGCTACATCATTTTCAGGAGCGGCAGGTACTGCTGTATCTTTTGCAAGTGGTAACTTCGGTATAATGATGACACATAATTCATCGTTTAATGCTCCTTGGATATATCCTATTTTTACATTAGCAAATAGGTCACTTTTTGGTTATACTGCAACAGTTCCGCAAATACAATTGCGTATTAGTACATTATCAGGAACACACGAGAAGAATATTGAGTGGGCAATGCCTACCAATTCTACTTTCACGGCTTATGATGTAGCAATAAGATATGATTTGTTTAACACTTCAAGTTCTTATCGTTTTGTCCAACATTATATGCGTACTTCGATTGATACGGCAGGTGCATTAAATCCTGCATCGGCATTATTGCATATTGGAGCAAACACCACAGGATATGCGCAAATCAACTTAAAAACATCCGTAGGTACAAATCCATCTGCTCCTGCTGATGGTGATATTTGGTATGATGGAACCAACTTAAAAATGCGTGTTGGCGCGACTACTAAAACATTTACACTCGTATAAAATGCAAATACAATTATCTAAAACAATCGAAGCAAGAACAGCAATCATTACTGATGTAGTGTTTTATTCTTCTATTATTGATAGCCAGGACTATAAGAATGTAATCACTGAAGTTACATTAGCGTATAATGAAAATGGTTACCCAATTACAAAACAACTTGTATTATGGGAAGGCGAAGCATATGATGCCATAGGTCAATGGACCGATGAACAAGCCGAAGCGCGTATCAAAGAGTTGTTGGAATCAGAATAATTCTTATATTTGTCTAATGAAATCTACCAAATTAACATTAGACCAAATCTTAGCACTGCAAATTGAATTGGAAGGCAACGACCAAATCAAAGGAATTTTAGCGCATAAGTTACCATTCAAGACAAAGTATTATTTAAACGAATTATTGCAAAGCATCAAGCCGAGCGTGGAATTTGTGCGTTCTGAATCGGACAAATTAGTCAAGGAATTAGGCGTGGAGGATAATGGGCAGATAATCATCAAACAAGATAATCCTGCATTTGCTCAATATTGGAAGCAGATGGAAGAAATAACGAGTGTGGAGAAAGAAATCACACACTATCCATTTACATTTTCTGATTTTGAGCATTGTGAATTAGATGGCTATCATAGGCATATATTCCTGCTCATACAAAACAATTGACAATGCCACGCTACGAAATTAAGAAGTTAAACAAAATGGTTTGCGAAGTCCGCGTACACCTAAAAAAAGGAGAAAAGGACTTTAATATCTTTATCGCACCTGACCAACATTGGGATAATCCTAAATGCGATCGTAAACTATTAAAAAAACATCTTGATGAAGCCGTAGCGCAGGAAGCATTGATTGTAATGCCCGGAGATACATTCTGCTTAATGCAGGGTAAATGGGATCCACGTAGAAGCAAGAAAGATATTCGCCCTGAACATAATGTTCACAATTATTTGGATGCTGTGATCAATGATGCCATTGAATGGTATAAGCCCTATGCAAAAAATATGGTTTTAGGCAATGGTAATCACGAAACAGCCATCTTAAAGAATTTAGAAACGGATGTATTGGAGCGTTTTGCAGGGGGGTTAAATTCAGGTGTACCTGTTATGGGTTATCACGGATGGGTGATGATTAAAGTATTAGAACCAAATAGTAATAAAGTTGCAAATTCATTGAATCTTTATTTTCATCACGGATATGGTGGAGGTGGAGCAGTTACGAGAGGTCAGATATCTATGTCGCGTCATATGATGTCAGTAGAAGGTGCAGATATTATCAGTCAAGGACACATCCACGAGAAATCGAACACCGAAGTAATGATGCACTATCTTGATACAAATCCAAGTTCAAATAGTGCCAAATTGCGCTCGGTATTATTGGTTCAATCTTCTACATATAAGCAAGAATTTACGGAAGGAGGATTCCATATAGAGAAAGGCAGACCTGCAAAGCCATTAGGTGGTGTATTTGTAAATGTAGAACAAGTACGTGATGAAAATGAATCGCGAAAATTAATCAAGAAAGCGATGTTTTATGGAACGCAAACTATAACTTTATAGTTATGGCAAAGCGTAAGAAACAAGTGGATGAAATCACGATAATATATCGTAGATTAGGCAAAGAAAAGGCTTATGGCATTGCTGACCATTCTACAAATACAATTGAGATTGACAGCAGAATAATAGGCAAAAAACACTTGGAGATACTAACGCACGAAAGTTGTCATATCTTGTTGCCTGAAATGAACGAAGAAGGCATTGTTAGGCTTTCAACAGCCATTACGCGCATTCTTTGGGATCAAGGCTACAGGCGAGTAGATAATCGAGATTTAATTCCTTTGCAGGATGAACATTTGATTTAAAGATACGGAGGTTTGTATTTTATTATGGGGGGTTGGCTTTAGTCCACCCCTTTCTCCGTTTAAATAGTGCCATTTTTTTATTATTCTTAAAAAATAGTTTGCCGTACAGGACGATGTTTGAGGCATATTTGATTAAAAAAGTGAAAAATAATTCATAAAAAACTTGCAAAATGTAAAATCGCACCATATCTTTGTTCTACCAAACAATCAAAAAACAATTAAAACCTACCACAATGAAACAAGTAGAATTAACAAAACATGACATTATTGTAATAAACACTGCATTTCATTTCCTTAATGAACATTTATCAAAACTGAGTAATGAAACAAAAGAAATGTGGATTGAAGATATAGAATTAATTAAAGCAAAATTTTTAGACGAAATAAACAATAACAATTAAAACCTACCACAATGAAAAACATTTTAACACAATTAGAAATCAAAGTAATTACTAAAGTAGCTAACTGCCAAGATGAATGCAATTACACTTGTTTTTCAGCACTTGCCATTACTAACGAGGAAAAAGGAGCTTTAGGTTCTTTAGTAAAAAAAGGTCTTGTATGGGACTGCTCTGATTATGGAGCTTATGAGCAAAAACAATCTCCTATGATGGTGCTTACTGATAAAGGATTTGATGCTTGTAGTGAACTTAAAATTGATACATCTCATATTGAAATGTTTGATTAATATTATTTTAATGGGGGTGCGCATCCATCACGCACATAAACAAATAAAACCTACCACAATGAAAAACAACATCTACACCGAAATCGAATTAAATCTTATTGCAGGTATTCCTGTTCAAGTTGAAGTTATGGATGAAAATGGTCAATGGCACGAGCATAACTACGCATCCGTTAATATGCTTCAAATAGAAGTAGATTTAAAGCGCACCTATTCAGGACAACTAATTGATGCTATGATCAACCAATTAGGCTTAAACTACGCTACTTTATCAATCGATTGTTCAATTAATTAAAACCAACAAATACAATGAGCAAAACTATCACCAAAGAGAAAAAAATCACTTCCCCAATTAGTGATGACAATGGCTATGAAATCTTCGTTACTTACACATTATTAGAAGTAATTGAAGGATGGGAACGCGATGAGGATGACTTATTCACTCCAATCGAATTCCACTACGAGATTGAAGCTATCCACGATGTAGTATTACAACATGATAACCATTTTATAAGCATAGCAGATTCAGTGCTAAAAAATAGTTTGATGCACGATATTATCTGCAATACACTACTTGAAACTGCTGAAGATAATTGGAATAACTAATCTGCTCGGTTGAATGTGGGGTAGGCAGTTAGCAGATAACACTACCCCACCACTTCCCGACAAAAACTAATCAAATGCCAAAAACAAAAACAATCAAACGAGGAAGGAAGCCTGTTAGCAATGATGACAAGAAAGTACAGGTTACATTCTATGTTCAATATGCAAAATTGCGTAAATTCGGATGTGAATTCAGTAATAACCGAGCAATCCACACCGAACATTTAGTTGACTTTTTAAATTCTAAAATTGACGAACAATGAAAAAATTATTCAAATTAATCTACTACCGATTATTAAATAGTGAAACATTCCGCTATGCTTTCTTGATTCCGGGCAATGGAAGAAAATGGGAATGGTATATTGTCAATGGCAAAAAGTATTGGAGAGAGGTATCGCAGGATAAACCAAAAGTAAGATTACATCATTCAATCAATCGCGATGGTTCAACAACTAATTACACGGATGTTCCAATGACTTGTTAACACTATGCTGTGGGTAATTTGCCCACAAAATACCATCCTTAATTTGTAATTTTACACCAACAAAACCAAGCAACTATGTCAAATTTAACTACTAAAGAATTCTTTGCACAAATGTCCGTTCAGGATAAGTTCAAAGAAATGTTAGGCAAACGTGCGCCACAATTTATTACATCAGTATTGCAGATTGTCGCATCAAATGATTTATTAAAGAAAGCCGAACCAATGTCGGTGTACCAATCAGCAGCAGTAGCCGCTACATTGGACCTACCATTGAATAATTCGCTTGGATTCGCCTATATTGTACCTTACAACCAACGCCAAAAGGATGGAAGTTATAAGACGGTTGCTCAGTTTCAAATGGGATATAAGGCGTTTATCCAATTAGCTTATCGTTCAGGACAATTTTTGACTATTTCATCTTCCAAGATTTATGAAGGACAAATTATAGAAGCCAATCCATTAACAGGATATAAGTTCGATTTTAGCAAAAAAACAAGTGACAAGATTGTAGGATATGCTTCTTATTTTAAACTTATTAATGGAGCAGAAAACACCTTGTTTATGTCAACGGAGGAATTGACTGCACACGGAAAGAAATTTAGCCAAACATTTGCTAAAGGATATGGATTGTGGAAGGATGATTTCGATGCAATGGCAAGTAAAACCGTGCTTAAATTATTACTATCCAAATTTGCTCCACTTTCGGTAGAAATGCAAAAGGCAGTTATTAGCGATCAAGCAGTGGTATTGGATGCTGATACAAATCAAGTCGAATACATTGACAATGATAAAATCACAATGGATATCGATGAAGTCAATAATCGCAAGGAACGTGAGCGCATTGTTGCACATATCAAGAAATTAGGCACAGCAGAAGAATTAGATGCGTTTGAGGACACTGCGGTAGGGAATGGATGTTATGATGCTATCCAAGAGAGAAGGGAAGAATTGACTAAGAAACCAACTAAAAACAAATAATGTCAAGTAAATGGTTCCAAAAACTTGACTTGTAGATTAAAATCAACAAAAACACTAAAAACGTAAATAATAAACAAATAAAAACTACCACTATGAAGTACAAAGTAACACTATCAAGCGAAACGGGCATTAACAATGTAGAATGGATTTATGTGCGCCTATTTGATGAAAATGGGTATTGTAAAGAATCAAAGCCATTTTATGCCAATGAAATCAGCAAAGCGCAGGAAACCTACGATACGTGGGTTGAATTCTTAACTATCCACAATGATATGTGGAATAAAGTTGAATTGAAAAGCACAATTATTGAATAATATCTTGCATATTTGCTGACCAATAACACTACTACCACTATGAATCAAGTATTATTCCGTTGCTCTCAATTGGGCAAATTAATGACCGAGCCTAAATTAAAGGCTGATAAGGAAGCAGGATTGCTTTCCGAAACTACAAAGACATACATCAAAGAAATTTGGCTGAAGAATGAATATGGCTACGATGAGATAGTTGTCACTGATGCTATGCTCAAAGGATTGCTATGCGAACAGGATGCGATGCAATTAGTTCAGGATGTTGCCAATGATGGGATCTTCCGCGAGAAGTTCAAAGGTGGTATCTTAAAGAATGATTATATTATGGGAAGTCCTGACTTGGTAATTACTGACAATGGCGAAACAATTGTGGAAGATACCAAATGTTCATTCACTATTAAATCCTATGCAGAGGCTGAAATGACCAAGATATATGAATGGCAGTTACGTGGGTATATGTGGCTTACAGGAGCAACAAAAGCACGATTGCGCTATGCTTTGATTGATACACCATTGGAAATTATCCAAGAAGAACAAAAGCGTTACTTTTTTAAGTTCGGATGCGATGAGAATAATAAAGAATATCAGCGCATTTGTGAGCAGATTGAAAAGAATCATACATTCAGTCATATTCCTGCTCAAAAAAGGCTTAAAACATTCGAAATAAGCCACGATGATAACAAAATAGCACATCTTATCACGCAAATAGAGAAATGCCGAAATTTCTACCAAACAATCGAATTATGACGCAGGAACAAGAGCAATTGAAATTATGGAAGCAATTTGAATGGACTTGGGAAGAATATGATGTTCTAAAATATTATGACCGATACGATCAAAAACTACTATTTCTCACTAAAACTAAAATAACCAATGAAACCAATCAATCAAGGCAAAATTGCCAATCCGACACAAAAGCAAGCACTGCTTAATTATCTAAAAAAGTTCAAACGCATTACAACAGTAGATGCGATGCGAAAACTATTTATATCTAATTCAGCCACTCCGCGCAGGATTAAAGATTTGATTGAGGACGGATGGGATATTGGGTATGAAACAAAGCCATACATCACGCATTATGGTAAAAAGACGCGCATAACTGAATATCGCTTAAATAAAAAAAGGTAGGGAACCACCCCTACCCTAAAGAAACCGTACACAAGTTATTAATTTGTATATCGGTGCAAAGATATAAAAGCCACATCAAATTACAAACGTTCTTATCCTATTTTTTTCATAGTGTTTTTCGAGAAAGGTGTGGCTTTTTTTAAAAATAGTATTATATTTGCAGATGATTAGACGTAAGAACCTAATCTAATAAAACTGAT